TTATATTAGGTTTATCGCATCAACAAGCTGCTTAATTGTTTTATGAGTATACACTTTTTCAGTTGTGCCGGTGCCAGCGTGCCCCAGTATTTTTTTTACTACTGTTTTGTTTACTCCTGCATTATCGAGCAATGTGGCACAAGTATGGCGACCATCATGAGGCAGATGATTAAAGTCTAGTTTTAGCATCAGTGGAAGCCAATAACGTCCTCTAAGACGATCGTAATTTAAAGGGCCGTCATAATCAGTCATTAAATACTCATTCTCTGGGTTATATAAGCTTGCAATAAAACTATAAATTTTTTCTGAAATCGGTATTGCTCTGCTCTTACTATTTTTAGTCTTAATTCCACCAATCATATAACGATCTTCTAAAAATACATCAGCAGTCTTTATCTTTACTAATTCGGTGGGACGCATACCGGTATAACAATAAATTAGCACAATTTGTGCCGCCTTATCCTCCTTGTATTCCCATAAAGTTATTAATTCCTCATCAGTGAATGGCTTGTGTATTTGTTCGCCAATTTCTTCAGGAGCTTCTAAGACTAAAAATTTGGAGTAGTCTTTATCAATAAGGTCGTTTTGATCGGCAAATTCAAAAAGTTGACGAAATAGAATACGCATATTTTTTTTAGATTCGTAGCCAATATCCCACTCATTTATTTCTTTTTGCATATGCGCTGTACGTATTTCTGAGAAGTTCATATCATGGAGTGAACTACAGACTTTATATGCTGCTCTGTATCCGTTCTTTATCTTTTTTCCTAAGTCAGTATATTTTTGCTTTTCCCAAAGAGTATAAACTTCACTAAAGGTTAATTTACGACCGGATAAATCGTAAGGGTTCAAATTATATGAACTTAGCGCGGAGAGGGCTTGCTCTCTCTTCTCAAAGTAACCCAAATATTCATATATGGGCTGTCCGTTATCTTTCCAGCCGATAGTTTTACGGGCTACCCAAGGTTTACGCCTTTTACCACTGAGTTTATATACTGAGCCAAACCCGTTAGGGAGCTTCATTGTACGGCCCCCTTAAATAAGTTCTTAATTTTAGGCATAAAAAAATAGACCTCCTTAATAAGTGGTGTTTGAGAGGTCAATCGGTTATAATATTATTGAGTGGGTACGATTGACCTTTGGTTGATTGTATCTATAGACTGCTTGGTGTTGGCGCACTGGGCAGTCTTTATTTTTTTACAATCACATAGTAATGACAATTCTCTTTAACTTCCCTACTATACGGCAATCGCTTTTTTTAGGGTCATAAATAATTGGAGAAAATGCCGGGTTCTCTGATTGTAAAACGATTGTTCCATTTTTCTTATAGACTCGTTTTAAATAGACTTTATCATCATTCATGTCGCCTATTGTAACAGCTGCGATTTCGCCGTTCTCGACATCTGGCTGCTTGCGAATAAGTGCAAGATCCCCATGTTGAATACGTGCATTTATCATACTGTCACCTATAACTCTAGAATAAAAATATTCACCACCATTTAGCCAAGATTTTGGAGTTGGTTCGTATCCTTCAATATCTTCGTAAGCAAGGGAACCATTACCACATGAAACTCGGCCAACAATGGGAAGGTTGACGACAGGAACCTCTTCATTAACAATAGATGAATTACTATTTGATGGTTTTTCGATAGAATCAGAAGAAATGTCTTTAATATCTAAAACGGAATTATTGATTAAATATTCTAAAGGAACGTTTAATTTTTTTGCATAATCTTCAACTACAGTAATTTTAGGCGTTCTTTGATTAGTTTCGTAACGACTTATAACCTGCTTTGAGGTTCCGAGGAGTTCCCCCAGTTCTTCCTGTGACATGTTACGATCAACTCTAATTTTCTTTAACTTATCACCAAAAGACATATAGGTCATAAAGCTTTTCTCCTCTTAACTCAAATTTAAGTTAAGGTTATCATGTTTTGTCACCAAAATCAATACAATTGTTAGAATGCCTTAAAAATGTTGCCAAATGATTGACACGTAAAAAGCGAAGTGATATTATGAAAATGTCACCGATTAGGCAACGGAAGGAAGTGAGTTTGTGTCAAAAAAGATAAAAGAGCTTCGCGGTATTATTTATAGTAAGTTTGACTCAGAAGCTGACATGGCAAAGGCAATGGGCTGGACTCGTCAAAGATTGAGTAAAATAACAAACGGATTAAAAGAACCGGATGTCAATGAGCTAAATGATATGGCAAACCCTTTAAATATGACAGTCGGAGAAATAGCGCAAATTTTTTTAAGAAACAAGTCACCAAATGAGCAACGGAAATACAAAAAGGCGTGAGGTGATACTATGGCCCAAAAAGTAACAATTAAGCAAGCGTCAGAGACAATGGGGAAATGTCAACAATTTGTACGAGTTGGCCTCCAACGAGGATTATTACCGTTTGGTACAGCTGTGAAAGTCGAAACCCGCTGGAATTACTACATTTCACCAAAACTCTTCTATGAATATGTAGGGCAACCAACAACAGAACAAGCTAAATAAGGGAGGGACAAGCCAATGTCTTTTAAAACCACGGAAAGCAAAGCAAACATAGCTGCAATAGTGGGATGTATAGCTTATCTATCTTGGCACATTTATTCAGCGGTGGCGGCGGGGCGAGTAGCATTAAAATTCATAGCCTGGTGAAAAAGGATGAAAACAAAAATAAGAAACGCTTACAACTACCGCAAATAGCTGTAAGCGTTTCTTAAAAACTTCTTTACTGTCGGATAAATCTTCTTATTACAATTTTATCCAAGAACGGTAAAGAAGTCAACAAGAATAGACTTTGTTGGAAGTCTATTACCCTCGCTAAAGGTATTATTTTACCGACACTACATAACAAGCAAAGCCATAAATTACCTATGGTTAGCATATGCAGCACTGAAAAATTCATGCAATGGAAATCAGAATAATTTTATAGCCTTGCAAAATGTATGTTCGGTTAAAGGAGAGTTGACTTTTGCCGTACTACAAAGAGATTGCATTTTGTGGGAACGTGATTGAGGTAAGCAATATACATTCACTCCGAGAGGTAGGCAAGAAGATTCCAAGAGGGGCAAACAAAGCGCCTACCCCTGCAGACGTAAAAGAAGTGAATAAACGCAACGCAATAACAAAACTACGCAGGCTTATAAATCTTAATTTTAAATACCAAGACATTCACCTTGTACTGACCTACCGGCGCAGCAGCCGCCCCAAAACGCCGGAAGATGCCAAGAAAGACCTTGAAGAGTTTCTTCGTAAGCTAAGAGCCTATTTTAAAAAGCGAAGCTTAGAACTTAAATACGTGGCTGTAACTGAGTACAAGAACGCTGCAATCCATCACCATCTAATCATTAACAGCATGGATACCAGGGACTTGACGGAAATGTGGCCTCACGGACAGCCTCGCCCGACATACCTTGATAAAACTGGGCAGTATGGACAGTTAGCCAGTTACCTCATAAAAGAAACGAGCAAGACCTTTAACGGCCCTGGGCGCGTACACGGAAAACGGTGGTGTGCTTCCAAGAATCTGAAGCAGCCAAAAATCGTAAAACGCATTGTACCGGCAAACACCTGGCGAAAAGACCCCAAACCTCTAAAGGGCTATTATATTGAGCAAGATAGCGTACAGTCCGGGCGGCATGAATATACCGGCTATCCGTACCAGTTTTACCGAATGCTTAAAATCCCAGAGGGGGAAGCCGAATGAAGTGCATCCCAGGGCCGACAACATGGGCCAATTGCATCCAATGTCACAAGCCGGGAACGATTGTAGGCTATAAAAACCCAATGGTATATATGGCCTGTTCCTGTGGTGCAGAGTGGCGGACGCTTTCAAGCCTCTGTGAGTTTTGCCATAAGCCTTCCGAAACGCCTTACTTTGTAGATTGTAAATACTGCGGAGATAAAAAACGAAAAGGAGCAGATAAAAAATGCGACACCAGACAGCAAACGATATTATAACCGCCCCAGTAGTACCTGCCAAAAGCAAAAAGTATCTTAACCCGATAATCAACCTATCTACCGATTCGGCAGAAAAGGAATTTCCCTGCAAGACCCGCCGCCTGCCGGTGGAAGAGCTAGAAGCTCAGCTTGCCGCGCAATACGGGGACAAGCTGAAAAATAAAACGGAGGTAAATTGAGCATGAACAGCGTTAAACTGATAGGCCGATTGGCACAAGACCCGGAGGTCAGGTACACAAAGACAGGAAAGGCCGTTGCATCATTTACAGTGGCGGTATCGCGTAGTTTTGGACAGTCAGGGCAAGAGCAGCGAGAATCGACGGACTTTATACCTATTGTCGCATGGGGCAACCTGGCGGAGTATTGCGGCAACAACCTAGCCAAAGGATTCAGGGTCTTTGTAGAAGGTCGCTTACAGGTTCGGTCATACGAAACCGCTGACGGACAAAAACGCCGGGTAACTGAGATAGTAGCCAGTTTTGTTGCCCAAAGCATAGAATCCGACAAGGGAATGAACGGCGGCGGCAAACCATCCGGCAAACCTGACTTTAGCCAATTCGGACAGGAGATTGACGAGGAAATCCCTTTTTAGGTAAGCCCTCCCGGCGGCGGAGGATGGCAAGGAGGGCGCAAAAACTTTTTAAAGGGGAAGAGGCATGAAAACAATATTGCGTTACCCAGGGGCAAAGTGGAACATGACAGATTGGATATTGCAGTACTTGCCGCCTCACGAAGTTTACCTAGAACCGTATTTCGGAAGCGGCGCGGTATTCTTTAATAAAGTTCCATCCGGAACAGAAACCATTAACGATATAGACGGGCATGTGGTAAACCTGTTTAGAGTTTTGAGAGATAGGCCGCTTGAACTGGCCAGAAAAATTGAATTTACACCATGGTCAAGGGATGAATACATGGAAATCCTTGGCCCAGCTGGAACGCCGGTCATTTTATCGGGCGACTCGTTGGAAGATGCAAGAAGGTTCCTGATAAGGTGCCATCAATCCCACGGGTGCCGCACAAGTGACAGGGGAGGATGGGCGCACGACACGAGCGGAACCGTATTAAAACCCCGCCTATGGAACCAAATGCCGGAAAGAATTATGGACATAGCAACCAGGTTGAAAGACGCGCAAATAGAAAACCGTCCGGCGATTGAGCTAATAAAAGCATACAGGGCTAAGAAGGTTGCAATTTACGCAGACCCGCCTTATCCTTTATCGACTCGTAAAGGCCGAATGTATCATTGTGAAATGACCGATGATGACCATATTGAACTGCTTGAAGCCTTAGACAATCATCCGGGGCCGGTATTATTGAGCGGCTATGATTGCGAACTATACAACAGTAGATTAGGCCATTGGAACAAGAAAACACGTCCGGCCAAAGCGGAAAAGGGACAAATGAGGACTGAAGTCTTATGGGTTAATCCGATAGCGGCCCGGTCAATTGGGCAGTTATTTGCATAGTGGGAGGGGCTATGAGACGGATTTATAAAATAGGTTCCCTGTTCGACGGCCTTGGCGGGTTTCCGCAAGCGGCAATAAAATGCGGAATGGTCCCTGTCTGGGCCAGTGAGATAGAAGAGTTCCCAATAGCGGTTACAAAGCTGAGACTGCCGGATATGCAACACCTTGGCGATGTAACAAAGATAAACGGTACTGAAATTGAGCCAGTTGATGTAATAACCTTTGGTAGCCCCTGCCAAGACTTGTCGGTGGCTGGTAAGCGCGAAGGGATGGCCTATAAGTGCCAAGAGTGCGAACACAAATGGGAGTATTCAACAACATACGGAATAGATACCACTTGCCCGGAATGCGGGAGTGAGAATATCGAGTTAACACGGTCAAACCTATTTACACATGCTACCAGAATAATACGAGAAATGAGGGATGCCACCAATGGAAGATACCCAACTTTCGCTGTTTGGGAAAACGTCCCCGGAGCTTTTAGCAGCAACAGAGGACGAGATTTTAGGGCGGTCATTAGCGAACTTATCGGGAGCGAAGTTCCAATGCCTCAATCTGGACAGTGGGCGAATGCCGGTATGGTCAGAGGGGACGGGTGTAGTCTTGCGTGGCGAGTTTTCGACGCGCAATATTGGGGAGTCCCCCAACGTCGCCGCAGAATCTATGTTGTCGTGGATTTTGGAGGACAACGTGCCGGAGAAATATTATTTGAGCCAGAAGGCATGCCAGGGGATTCTGAAGAGAGCAGAGCAGAGGGGCAAGGAATTGCCGACAGTGTTAAAGATGGCGTTAGAGCAGCAGGTTTTATCCCAAGAAATAGCGCATCAGCTCGTGATATAGGATTTGGGATTGAAGTTGCCCCAACACTCCGTTCTTGCCCGAATGAAGCAATTGTTCATCCGAAAATAACTGGAACACTGTGTTCCAGCGGGGCGGGAATGAATAGACCTGCTGGGATGGCCTCAGAGACAGACTTGATAGTGGCATATGGTGTTGATTGTAGAAACGCCTGCGAAAATAAGGAATTTGTAGCCACGTTGCAATGTGGAGGCGACAGTGTAAGTTTAAACGCCATACATCCTATAAGGATAGGATACGCAGTACGCCGCTTAACTCCGTTAGAATGTGAACGCCTACAAGGTTTACCGGAAGGATGGACAGACATACCAGGCGCAAAGGATACACCACGTTATAAGGCAATAGGCAACGGATTAGCACAGCCTTGTCCAGATTGGATAATGGACAGGATAAAAGAGCAGTTAGGGGAGGTTGGCGGAAATGGACGCTGAGACATTAAAGTTCATCCAGCAGCAAGAGTATTACGCTGAACTGGGCCGAGCGGCCGAAAAGGGACTATTGGAAGTAAGGAAGATAATTTCCTGCAAAGGGGCTTATGGAACGTTTAAATGTGATGTAGTGAGGGCGGACAAGGTGTGTTCCCTCAAGTATTTTTGCCAAAGATGGAAAGGGGCTGTAAATAGTGATTTATAAAGCTCTAACAATCCTTGAACCGTGGGCAAGCCTTATTGCCTGCGGCGCTAAGAAGGTAGAAACCAGGTCATGGCCTACCAAGTACCGGGGGCCGATTGCAATTCATGCAGGCAAGAGAATAAATCAGGAAAGCGCGTTTTTAAATCCGATTTACTCAACATTAATGACAGCGGATTTAGACCCGAATAAAGCAAGTTCCCTTTCACCAGGCAAGGTAATAGCCATTGCTGAATTAAAATATTGCCTCCAAATTAACGAAAGCCACGTGCATTATTTAAAAGAAGATCAAGCAAATGGAGTCAATAATGAATACGCATTTGGGGACTATACGCTAGGCCGTTATGCTTGGTACTCGCCAACGTGCGGCGGATAGAACCAATACCGGCAAAAGGATTACAACGTATTTGGAATTGGGAGGCAAACGAAAATGAATTGCATTTTAGGTGATAAATGCCAGTGCTTATATAACCAGGGCGCAATTTGCACCAACACACCAAAACCGGAAACAGTGCCTTGCCTTGGAACGGTGTGCTTTAACATAGTGTCTAAAGGAGCGGGCGGCAAATGATAGCAAAAACAATCAATTATTTCAGGGTATTGGCACGCAGGCTATATTCAAAGTTCCACAAGCCGAAGAAAGAAATTCCGGTAATAAACATGAGCAATTTTAAAATCCTTGATTTTGACTCAATTGTTTTTTCACAACTTAACACTAACGAGGCGTTACCTTATCTCGGCAGACTTCATATGGAAATCCCTATTGAAATCAAATTTTTTAAAATGCCGAAGCTGAAAACGTCAAACCGGCGCCGTAGGGCAAGGTTTAAAGCTTGGAAGTTAATAAAAAGGGGTCATGATAAGTATGTTAAGCAAGCCTTTTCCATCTAAGGGGACGGCAAGTGCGGCGGCAAAGCAATACGCAGCTGAAAACAGCATAACCGCCTTTATGCTCACAATTGCCGCTGAGAGCCGCAAATTTCATTTTACCGACCAAGAACCTGCACCCGACAGTAATCAGATAGTATTCGCGCGGTACCGGCTTATAAAGGGAAAATGGCGCGATAAAATGCCGCTTGGCAAGGTCGAGCGTGGCGGCGGGGTAACAGTAAAAACCAGTAGTTTAATGCAGGGGGGATACCATGCCGGAGAACAAAAAGGTCAATGTCAATAAAGTAGCGAAAGCGGCTCTGTCAATTGGACAGTTTGCCCTTTTTCAATCACCTGGCTTAAATCTAATTGTTACGCACTGGTTTATTCTCTCGATCAACGAGGAACAGTTCTGGAAGATTAGGTGCAAGCTTGAAGCCAAATGTATAAATACTTGGCTGTTCAAAGGTAAAGAAGGCTTGGAAGAATGCCAGGGCGCAAGCCTAGAAACAATACTAGAACTTTACAGCGGCTTGGTGTTTCAAGATAAGACCGAGCAACTAACTGACACGGCGCTGATTTATCGTGATATAAAGCTTTTCACCGATGGGACGTATTATTACGGATTACGCGCCCAGCACTTGGACATGATCGGGTACCCTCCGGTTATAAATCACAAGACAGAGCGACAAAGCGTGATAGTTGATGATTGCCACGTTTTTACTATCGTTGACCAGGACAATATTAAATGTGAATACCTGAGAGATTTAATATATGGGGGAATTGTGCAATGAAAGTAATAGTTTTCATAAACCTAAAGGGTGGAGTAGGTAAAACCGAATCGGCAAAAAACCTGTCTTACGTTCTTTCAGAGAAATTCGGGAAGCGCGTTTTGCTAATAGATGATGATAAACAGGGGAACGCAACGGATGGTTTTAATCTGCCGAAAAACGAAATTGACACAATTGCCGATGTACTGACCGAAGAACACTACGACATATTTAATGCGATTTATCCAACGGCCTACCCAAACTTATTTGTAATCGGAGCAAATATGAATCTGTTATCAGCAAACCTGCAATTGATTAGGGATGAAGTACGGGAGCAGCCAACAATTTTGCGAAAAGCATTGCAACGTGTCCATGATCGATTTGACTATTGCATCATTGACAATGCGCCAGACATAAACATGAGCGTAATTAATGCCCTGGTAGCCGCCGATGAAGTAATTGTTCCTGTGACAATAGATGACGATAGCTTCAGCGGATTAAAACAAATTCTCGTTCAAGTTGAAGAGGCGAAGCAGTTTAACCCAGCTTTACAGTTCAAGGGGTGCTTGGTAACAAAATTCATGACAAATTCGATAGATGCTCAGGGAAAAGAAGAATTACGTCAAATGGGCTATCCGGTATTTAATACCCATATTAGGTTTAGCAAAAAAGTTCGTGAAGCATCATTTCGGAAAGTGCCTATTGTAGCATATTCCCCACGGTGCGGCCCTTCGCAAGACTATAAAGCTTTTGCGAAAGAGTGCTTGGGCATATAAAAAATGTACCCGATTCGGGTACATTCTGAGGAGGACGTGAAGATGGCAGAAAAAAATAAACCGTTTAGTTTCATGAGCATGATAAACAATAACTCAAAGCCGGTTAAGGTGCAAAACTTAAATCAAATAGCCGGGACAGGCGAGGACTTCACTGTTGTTAAAATAGATGTTCGTAAAATTAATCCATCAAAACATAATTTTTACAGTCTGGAGAACATTAGAGAACTTGCCTGTTTAATAAAAATGTTTGGTATCCGTCAAAATTTAGAAGTAACGCCAATTCCGGGTACAGATGAATACAGACTGGTAGCAGGACACAGGCGCAGGCTTGGAACGCTTATGTTGTTGGATGACGGGGAGCCGGAAGAAAAATTCAGATATGTGCCTTGTAGGATTGTTGACCACACGGACGAAATCGAAGAACAAATAGTTTTAATTCAAATGAACGCTCCTTCTATGCGTCAATTCAATCCACTTGAATACATGGAACAGTACAAGCGATTAAATGTATTAATGACGGAGTATAAAAAATATAAGCATGTTCCGGGGCGGGTCATAGAGCATATTGCTGAAGTCCTCGGCATTTCGACAAGCCAGGTAGAACGTATTGCAACTATTGATAAAAAGCTTGAACCGGAGCTAAAAGATGAACTTAAAAGCGGCACTATAAGTTTCAATGCTGCTGCTGAATTGGCCCGCTTATCACCAGCAGACCAACGGGCCGTTTATGAGAAGCACAAGGAAACAGGTGTTACTGACCTAAAGACCGTCAGAGAACAAAAGGAAAAGGCCAGCAAAAGAGTTGAACCAAAACAGCAAGAAGAAACAAACCCGACAATAAAAGCCTTAGAGTTGGTAAAGGAACTGTTAGATAAAGAAATTGCCAAAATCAAACCGGATAATAGTTCTGGTAAAACTGTATCAAGTGAGTATTACCGGATACTAACAGTTAAGGCTGACGAAGTAGGCAGAGAACTATTTCAGTTAATGGGTAGTGATATATTCAATACCGGGACATTAGAATAGAGCTTCCCGGAGAAAGGGGGCAATAACTTGGATAAAGAACAGATTGTAAGAATAGCAGTTGAGGCAGCAGTCAAGGCGGCGGCGGAATATATTGATAAGCAGCGGAAAAAAGAAAATCAACACCGAAAGAACAAAAGACTTCGTAATACTCGCCTGCTGCTAAAAAACTATTGGCTTTTTAAATCGCATTGCGAAAAATCAATATATAGGTTTTCTCAGGTGGTGGATTCTTCAAAAGCAATTGAAATTCTAGATATTATAGACCGTTATGACGACAAGGCATTTGTTAGCTCAATTAAACAAAGCATAGCCCGAACTAATCTTATCCTGGCACACGTGGACGAAATGCTAAAACTTTATAAAGTGTATTGTGATATGTCGGATAAACCAGAAGATCAAAGACGCTACCGGGCCTTACATGCCTTTTACTTTGAAAGAGGGGAAAAAAAGAAATTTATCTCTCTAGCAGAAATAGCAGAAAGGGAAGCCATTGACGAAAGAACAGCGCAGCGTGATATTAGGGATGCCTGCTATAAATTAGGCTCCTTAATATTTGGGATTGACAGCCTAGATAACGTGTCGTAATTGTGTCGTTGTTATGTCGTAGCGTCCATAGTAATATGATAGTGTGCAATAAATGTAAATAGTAAACCGCCTGCTCTGAGTAGGCGGTTTTGCTTTTAGAGGGAGGCGCGTTCAATCTGAAAGCGAATTATGAAAAATATGAAGAGAATGAAGTGCTTGAATGTCTTGCAGCATTTCCTAAAACAAAGCGGTACAGACTCAAAGGGGAACCTTTAAAACAATTTAATAAGCAAGTCCATGATCGGGACGGTTACACCTGTATTATTAAAGGTTGTGACCGTCCTGTTGTTTTAGGTGAGAAATTTCACCATGAACCATGCGGAGCCACCAAAGAGGACAGAATCGAAAGGGCCTGCTTGCTTTGTTTTCATCACCACTATATACGTCACCACGGCAAGGAAGGTCTGAAAGAAGTGCGGACGCAATGCGTCGAGTATCTTAGTGAACGCTACCCGGAGGACTGGGAAGGGCTTAGAGAAAGGTACGTTGATTATGAGTAACGGGTGACAGGCCGTAATAATTTGGGTCCTTCCCAGGGGGTGGGTGGCCTACGGGTCGAGAGAGCCCCGAAAAGTCTCTCTGAAAAAATAAAAAATTTTGGTTGACAACCTGACAAGTGAGGTGGTGCATAAATGAATGAATAAAAATACACGAAATACAGCGAAGCCAGAAAATCCGTTCGTTTTTGGCACCGCCGAAATATGCGACTTCTTCAATGTGTCGCGTGAGACTTTGTCAAGTTGGGAGAAAAAAGGCGCACCAAAAGAAGGGCGCGGAAAATGGGATTTAAAAAAGCTCATTGAATGGAAATTTGGCACGGGTGATGATCGGGAATTAAGTCTCGAAGCCCGCAAGCTTAAAGCTGACGTTCGCTATCGGGAAACCAAAGCGGATGTAGAAGAAATAAAAAAACTTGAAAAGGTTGGTCAGTATGTATCTGTTGAGGATGTTGAAGAAAATTTGGCCGAGGTCTTTTCTAGAATAAAACAAGGGCTGATGTTTTTGGGGCACAGGATAGCTGCCGAAATAAATGCACAATACCCGGAAACTGCCCTAGAAGTAAAGGGGTTAGTTGATGAAGAAGTCAGGAAAGGGCTTAAACAGCTTGCCCAAACAGGTTCATATTCAGAGGGGGACACTAAACCTAAGCGTAAAGGAAACACTAAAAAACGCAGTAAATAACGCGTTACTAGCTTTTAACCCTCCCGACAAAAGAACCGTTTCGGAATGGGCTGATAAATTCCGTGTTCTGTCTTCTGAAGAAACCGACAGGGCGGGGCCGTGGGATACAATGACAGTTCCATATATGAAGTTCATTATGGACTGTTTGAATGACGATTATATCAAAGAAATTAACCTGTTAAAGTGTACGCAGATTGCAGGCACAGAGGGTTTGTTAAACATGGTCGGCTATGTCATTGACGAAGACCCGGCCCGAATCCTTTATGTATTGCCAGATGATGATATTTGCAAAGACTTCTCAGACCTGCGCTTACAAAAAATGCTGGAAAACTGTCCGACTTTAGCCGCAAAATTCTATGATACTGACAGCAAAGACAAGCTCTTGAAATTTAAGGGCGGTTTTTTAATTTTCGGGTCGGCACAGTCACCGGCAAAATTAGCAAGCTGGTCAGTCAGATATGTTTTCTTTGATGAAATAGACAAATATCCCATGTGGTCAGGGAGAGAAGCAAGCCCGCTTAAACTAGCTGAGGAACGGACAAAAAACCGTATCGGCAGTAAGATTGTTAAAGTCTCAACGCCCACCCTCAAAACGGGGGCAATCTGGAAAGCCTATGAAAAATCTGATTCACGTTTTAAGTTTCATGTCCCTTGCCCTCACTGCGGTCACAGGCAAACATTTGATTTAAAACAAATAAAGTGGCCTAAAACAGGGGACGGAAAGTATGACATTACTGTCGTTCGTCAATCGGCTTACTATGAGTGTAGCCACTGCAAAGGCCGCATTGATGACCGTCACAAACCGGCTATGCTTCGCGCTGGTAAGTGGGTGCCAGAAAACAAAATTGCCGGGAAAGCCCGGTCAGTTGGCTTTCATATCAATTCCATTTATTCGCCCTGGCTGACCTTTGGTGATGTAGCGGCGGAATTTTTAGCAAGTAAAGATGACCCCGGCGCAATGATGAACTTTGTTAACTCTTGGTTAGGCGAACCATGGGAGGATAAAGCCGCGACACTCGACAGCAGCAGAGTTTTAGAAAAGCAAAGCGAATTGCCGGAATGTGTCGTGCCTGACTTTACGCAGCTTTTGACTGCTGGGGTTGACGTGCAGAAAGGGTACATGTATTGGACAATACGGGCCTGGGGCGCAAAAATGACCAGTCAGAATATTGCTCATGGTGTAGTCGAAACCTGGGATGACTTGGAATTTATCATTAATCGACGCTGGCCCGATACCAACGGGGAAGCAAAATGGCAAGTTAATCTGTGCGCCATTGACTCCGGGTATGATACGGAGGATGTTTATGAATTTTGCTTAATGAATCAAGATTGGGCAGTGCCGGTAAAAGGTTCGTCAAACCCAATGATAGCAAGGTTCAGAAAAGGAACCATAGATAATGCTAAATCTAAGGCATGTGGTCAAACCTTATACATTGTTGACGGCGACCAATATAAAAACATGATTGCCGCCCGGCTGAATCGACCACTAGGCGATGGCTGTTTTATGGTGTTTAAAGACTGTGACCTTGATTATGCCGAGCAGCTAACCAGCGAGCATAAAATTAGGACGAAGAAAAATAACAGGGAAATTGAAACATGGGTGCCCAAAACCTCGCATGCACAAAATCACTATTTAGACACGGAAGTATATGCAGCACTAGCAGCAGATTTACTGAATGTGCGTTATTTGGAAGAACAGGAGCCGACAGAAATGTCGGCTCCTGTTTCGTCCGGTAAGCCTGAGCAGCAAGAGGACTGGATAAAGGTGAAGGAGGATGACTGGTTATGACATTACAGGAACAATTAGAGCAAATTAATGAGGCGATTGCCATGATTGAAAAAGGCGGTCAAGAGTACAGAATCGGTTCGCGTTTAGTTCGCCGGGGAGACTTGGCGACTTTATATAAAGAGCGCCGCAGCTTGCAGCAAGAAATTGCGATGGCACAAAGCAGCGGTGGTATGTATGCAGCCGCATTTTATAGGGGGTGAGGATGATAGAAGAGAAGCAACGTTCGCCTGACGGCAATTTTCTTGACCGTGCTGTTTCCTGGTTTAGTCCTAGATTAGGATATATGCGAATAGCCTGGCGCAACGCGATAAGAGGCTATAATGCCGGAGAAGTCAGCCGTCATTCGGCAGGGTGGACTCCGGTCAATGCCAAAGCGGAGCAATTAAACCAGCCGCACCGCGATTTTATCAGAGCTAAGGCGCGGGATTTAGAGCGAAATAGTGACATTGTCGGTGGCCCTGTGGGCATGATGGAGCGCAATGTCGTTGCAACCGGCTTCCGGGTACAGCCAAACACCGGGGACGACGCTTTAAATGCTCAGATAGTGGAAGCGTTTGACGAATGGCAAAAGAAACAAAATTGTGATGTAACCGGGGCGCAAGCCTTTTGGGAACAGTGCAAAATGACTATCCGGCGTACCGAAGTGGACGGCGGTATTTTGTTTATTAAAACCTATTCCGGCGATTCGCGTTTTCCCCTTCAACTGCAAGCCCGCGAAGTTGATGACCTGGACAGCAGCGGGCAATTCCGTAACGGTGCCAATGCAATCGTAAACGGGATAGAAGTCGATCAGAAGCAAAAGCCGGTGGCCTACCATTTGAAATGTTTTACCGCTGACGGCTGGTTTACGGGAAAAACAGAAAGAATCCTGGCAGAACGGGTTATCTTTCTCTGGCGGAAGACAATGCCCTCTCAAATTAGGGAAATGTCACCATTAGCACCTGCAATCAATCGCGCCAATGATGCAGAAGAATATTTGGATGCTATTGGCATAAAAGAGAAAATCCTTGCTAGTTTGAGTGTTTTCATCAAAAAGCTAATTCCAGGTAGCGGAACACCGGGGCGGGGAAACGGGTTGACTGGCGCAAACGATGAATATGACCCGAAAACCGGCTATAAGCGCAAAAGGGTTGCGCCGGGGATGATCATGGAACTGCAGCCAGGCGATAGTGTTGACGCAGTAATACCCAGCGGACAGGCAACAAACGCGAAAGAGCTAGTGTCAACGTTTCAGCGTTTTATTGGAGCCGGTCAAGGGTTGAGCTATGAGGCAACCAGCCGGGATATGAGCCAGGTTAACTATTCAAGCGCCCGCCAAGGGATGCTTGAAGACCAGCGGACATATGGTGACTGGCAGCAGTGGTTAATTGACCACTTTCTCAGCGAAGTATATATCGAATTTCTGACAAGCGCCGTTCTTGCTGGAACAATAAAAATACGGGGTTTTTGGGAAAACAAAAGCAAGTATTTGCGCCATACCTGGATAGAACCGGGGTGGAGTTGGGTTGACCCTGTAAAGGAAACAAAGGCAAATGATATGGCTATTGAGTCAGGGCAGGACAATCTTGCCAATGTGTGCGCCCGCGTCGGCTATAACTGGCGTGAGGTATTGGAGCAACGGGCCAAGGAATTGGCCTACATCAAAGAGTTAGAAGAACAATACGGCGTTTCTATGTCGGAAGGAGGGGGAACTATTGTCAAAAATGTTCAAAAGACAACCGCCCAAAACATTAACGCGGGAAGCAATGGCGCTTGACGTTGCCAACATTAACGAAGAAGCAAGGACAGTTACCTTGTCGTTTGCATCTGAGCAGCCTGTCAGCCGGTGGTTTGGCGCAGAGGTCTTACAAATAGATGCTGATGCAATGAACCTGGCGAGAATTGAGTCAGGATTGGGCGTTTTGCTATTTAATCACAAGCGCGATTACGTGCTAGGGAAAATACTCAGGGTATGGATTGATGAAGCCACACATAAAGCCCATGCGGAGGTGCAATTTGATACCGATGAAGCGTCTGAATTAATTTGGGAAAAGGTGAGAACCGGCACCTTAAAAGGCGTTAGTGTGGGCTATGCAGTGGATAGCTGGGAAGAAGTTGCCGCCGGGAAAACTTCGTCGAATGGCAGGGTGGTTGGCCCTGCTTATGTTGCTCTGCGGTGGCAACCGCTGGAAATCAGCATTGTATCCGTCCCTGCTGACGATAGTGTTGGCATAGGCAGGCAAATGGAAGAAGTAACAAGAGAAAATGTGCAGGAGGCAGAAAACATGGAGTTTGAAAACGAAAATACGCAAGCAAGAGGGACGGGACAACCGCCGGTTGCACCGCCCGCAAAATCGGGAACAGAAGTAGAGGCAGAGCGTCAGAGGTGCGCGGGCATAACCAATCTTTGCCGAGACTTTAGTTTAGACCCTAGTGTCTATATCAGTGAAGGCCGTTCACTCGCTGAGGTGCAAGCCGATGTATTGCGTCAGCTAAAGCAAAATAACCAGCCAACGGGAACGACACGCGCCGAAGTTGGAGAGGAAGAGCGTACTAAATTTAGCCGGGCAGCTACGGACGCTATTTTATTGCGTGGTGGCTCTACCTTGCAAAAGGTAGCGGAAGGAGCTACGGAACTGCGAAGCATGCGTCTGCGTGACTTAATGATTGAGTGCGTCGAGCGCGAAGGACACGCAAAGGCCCGCTATATGGATGATCAAGATTTGATTCGTACTGCGTTAACCGGAGCAGGCGCTTTTGCCGGTATTTTAAGCAATGCTGCCAATAAATCAATGTCGAATGGTTACGCGGCGGCGGCTACTACCTTTGAGGCATGGGTAGGCAAAGGCAGCAATCCTGACTTTAAAGAAGCCGTACAATATAAAATATCGGAAGCTGGCAATCTGGAAAAAATGACGGAAAACGGTGAGTTTAAGAGTGATACGGTAACGGAAGAAGGAGCGAAAAAATCTGTTGCAACCTTCGGGAAAAAGTTCTCGCTAACTCGCAAAGCAATAATTAATGACGATTTAGGAGCCTTAACCCGTATTCCGGCCCGTTATGCCGCTGCCGCCCGCCGTGGGATTAATTCTTTGGTATATAAGACTTTGGTAGAAGGTTCAACTTATACCAGTGGGAGGGGGAATTTAGCGGCAACAGCCGGTGCCCCTACTGTAGCAACATTGAGCGCGGCAAGACTTGCAATGCGGACAATGAAAAACATCAAAGGAAAAGAAATATTGAACATTTCTCCCCAGTTTTTCATTGGCCCGGCAGCACTCCAAACGTCGGCGGAACAATTATTGCGCTCCCTCGCTGACCCGAACGGCGCTCATTCGGGCGTGATCAATCCGTTTAGTAACGGTTTGACGATTGTTACTGATGCGGAATTAGATCAATATAGTTCTGTCTCTTGGTATTTGGCTGCACAGGCTGGCCTGGTTGATACCATAGAAGTTACTTACCTAAATGGAGCAGAAACGCCGGTTTTAGAATCACAGGTATCATTTGATGTTCTGGGTATGGAGTGGCGAATTTACATTGACTACGGTGTCAATTTGCTTGATTATCGCGGCTTATACAAAAATCCGGGACAATAAGGAGGAGTAAATAAACATGGCTAAAGCAAATTATGTGCAAAAAGGCGAAAATATTGATTTTACAGCAACGTCAGATATTGGCTACTTAGACGTAGTGCCGCTAACGACACGAATCGGAATTGCATTAGAGGAAATCAAAGCCGGTCAGGTTGGTACTGTAGCCGTTTCGGAAGTATATGAATTACCGGCGGTAACAAATGCGGCTTTTGTGGCAGGAGATGCCTTGTATTGGAACGGGACAGCCGTTACCAAAACGGCAACCGACAACACACCGGCAGGCTGGGCTATTGCTCCCAAAGTATCAAGCGGGGCAACGGCACTAGTCAAAATCGGGTAATCGCATGAACTTTAAAGAACAAATTGCGGCAGATATAAAAAACGTCTTCTTGAACGAAAAGGAATTTGCCGAAAAAATTGATTTTGACGGTGTTATTGTTTCCGCTGTCATTGATTTAAACGATGGGCGCGACCCCTTGGTAAAGGAAGCTACTTCGTTAATTTCCTTCAAGTGGGACAGGCGCTTTTCTATTGCCGTGGAGGACTTACCGCGCAAACCGGAGCCGGGCGATATTGTCCGCATTAATGGCGGCGAATTGCAATATGTCGCCAAAACTGACGAAGAAATGGGCATGTACATTGTTTATCTGACCGGCAACGAGTCATGATAACCCTAAAAGAAATTAGCCGCCTGAAGTTGGAGGAAGCCGGAAAGCTGCTCATTAGTATACCTAACGGTATGCAAATAGCGGCTTCCAACGCCTTGAACCGAGCGGCGATAGCAAGCCGGGCGGCGGCGGTTAAAAAGGCGCGGGAGTCTTACTATATCAGTGCTGCTGAAGTTCGTAGCACAATTACCATTACCAATGCCCGGAAGGATAGGCTCATTACCTCAATTCGATCAAAAGGCACGCGGCGGGAGTTAATCAATTACAAAACACTCCCTAACACCATCAAAACCGGCAAGAAAATTGCTGTCTTAATGGTAGCCGTGAAAAAGAGTACCGGCGTGAAGCCTATCCCCGGTGCTTTTATTCAAAAAGGTACGTCCAGCGGTCAATTACACGTCTTAAAGCGGGACGGCTCTGACCGTTACCCTATCCATATCAAGTATGGCCCGTCAGTGCCGGAAATGCTGGGAACAGATAATGTCCGGGCAGAGGTGGAGGAAAGGGCTAATACCATATTGGCCTCCCGTTTAGATCATGAAATTACCCGACTGCTAACTAAGTAGGTGAAACGATGCTAACGACAAGCAGACTTATTCAATTGCTGTATGATGAGGTGCAAACCATTGCCCAGGATGCCGACTTTCTCTTTCCTGGTGAAAAGGGCAAATTGAGCCACCCGATAGTATACAAATACTTTCTGCCGCCACGTAACAAGATAGAACAGACGAAGCGGGCTTATATTGCCTTACAATTAGGCAAAGAAAAACAGGACATGCAGCAGGATACGGACTCGATCGACATTCATTTCCAGCTTGTATTCGGGCTGTATCATGATTCTGTCGAGGTTGCGGAGGGGCTAGACACATTAGTCAGTGCCCTGGAACGTCTGGAAATTGTACTGAAAGATATTGGCCTGTTGGACCAAAATGCCGAAATGGTTAGTATTGAAAAAGAAATTTCCCATGAACAGCCTATTCCCTATTTAGAAGGAGTAATTAGGCTGCATTATACGTATTACAAGCCGGTAAAACGGTATGAACCATAGGAGGGATAAGATGGCGAAGAACACGACAAACACGGAAGAAATGACGACAATTACCACGGATGCCGGAGAGCCGGAAGCAACCGAGAACCTACAATCTCCACCGGCAACGGCAGAACCAACAACCGAAACGGAGCAAACAGCTACAACCGCTGACACTGTGCAGCGGTTTATTTATTTAGGGCCGAATCATCCGAAAGGGATTTTAGTTAATTCCACTATTTTTAAGGGCGGCGTACCCGAAGGAATTGAAACCTTGCTGGAAAGTTGCCCCGCAGCGAAAGCTCTGTTAGTAAAAACTGACCAGGCGGCGGCGATTCTGCCCGGACTAAGAAATCCCAATTCAGCCTATGCTGCACTTTACAAGCAGGCTGACGAAGAAATGCACAAGGAGGAATAACCAATGGCATTTAAACATGGTGTTTATCCCAAAGAGATACCAACAGCAATTTTGCCGCCTTCTCAGCTTGCCGATGGTGTGCCGGTCTTTATTGGAACGGCCCCCATTCAACAGGTGGCAGGTGGCACTGAAAATGTTAATAAAGCGATTTTTTGCCAGAGTAAAAAAGAAGCGGTAGCGCAATTAGGGTATAGCGAAGACTGGAAAAGTTATACCTTATGCGAGGCTATGTATGCCGCCTTTGACCTGTACGGTATAGCTCCCATTATCTTTATTAATGTCCTTGACCCAGCTGAACACACAAAGACGGTTACCGGCGAAAAGGTCACGTTGACAGACGGCAAGGCCGTATTACCGCTAGGGATGCTGACGGATACCTTGCAAGTCAAGTCGGAAGATGGCTTGAACGACTACAACAAGACAGTCGACTATATCACCAACTATAGCGATAGCGGCGTACTGCAGTTAATTGTTGTCCCGACGGGCAGCATTCCCAGTAACGCCACTAAGCTAAGTGTTAGCGGTACCGCCCTTGACCCGTCACTTGTAACTAAGGCGGACATTATCGGCGGCATTGATATTAACACCGGCAAGCGGGAAGGGATGGAAGTCATTTCGGAAGTCTTTTTGCGGTACAACAAAATCCCCGGCTCCATCGGTGCCCCCGGTTTTGCTAATGATTCCGAAGTGGGGGCCGTGATGACTGCCAAAGGCTACGGCATTAACGGCGTATTTAAGGCCCAGCAGGTGGCCCTGGACATTTCCACCGAAACCTGCACGAAATACAGTGACGTGCCGGCAGCAAAAAAAGCCTTAAACTTTGTTGACCCCCTGCAGACGGTATGTTGGCCTATGGGAAAACTGGGCGAAAAACTGTTTCACGGCTCCACCATTTCCATTCTCCGAAAAGCACTAACCGACTTTGGCAATGACGGTGTACCCTATGAATCACCTAGTAACAAAACGGTACAGATTGACGCTGCTGTCCTTGCCGACAAAACGCAGCTATGGCTGGACTTGCCGGAAGTAAATTACTTGAATGAAAACGGAGTCGTTACACTGTTCAATTTTGGCGGCTGGAAGCTTTGGGGCAATCGCACCGGGGCTTATCCATCCATTACCGACCCGAAGGACGTGTTTATCTGCATCCGCTCCATGATGAGTTGGTGGGGGAATCGGGAAGTCCTTTCCTTCTGGCAAAAAGTCGACGCGCCAATGAACAAAAGGCTGCTGACAACCATTTTGAACAGCATGCAAATTGACATTAACGGACTGGTTGCCAGTGGTGCCCTGCTGGGCGGGAAAGTAACCATTTTGGAAGAGGAAAACCCGATAACGGAACTGATTAACGGCAAGATTGCTTTCCATGTGTATTTAGGGTTTGTAAGCCCAGCCGAACAAATTGAATTTAACAATGAATATGACGCCAGCTACATTAAGCAATTGATTAGTAGCTTGGCGGCAGCGTAGGAGGTGTAGACGATGGCAAACAGAGTACCGGAACGGTTAAACACGTACAATTGCTATGCTGACGGCGCAAAATTAATCGGGCTTGTTGATGTTGAACTGCCCAAACCGGAATCATTTTCCGAAGAAGTAAGCGGGGCCGGGCTTGCCGGGGCTTACGAAAGCCCGACGATTGGGCACTTCAAGTCCATGACGGTCAAACTCAATTTCCGAACAGTAACAGACCAATTTGCCCAATTGCTGGAACCGCGTTACCACCTATTAGAACTTAGGGCGGCTATGCAAGTACAAGATTCGGGGCTTGGCACACTAATGCAAAAGGGCTACCAGATAACCCTTCGGGCCATGCCCAAAGCCCCCGATTTTGGCAAAATGGAAACAGGCAAGCCCACCGGCGACAGTTTTGAAATGGAAGTCGTGTATATGAAAGTCGTCTTTGACGGCAAAGAAATTATGATGATCGACAAACCAAACTTTGTCTACCGCGTTAACGGCGTGGATTATCTGAAGGAGGTACGGGATTTAACATGAGTAAGGACTATTTAAAAACCATCATTGAAGAAGCGCAAAGAGGAAAAGCGGAATTGCCCTTATCAAAGCCGTTAAAAAGCGGAGATAAAGAATATACCGTTTTAAATGTAGACTTATCAAACCTTACTGCTAAAGACATGTTGGAATGTGAGGCACAATGGGCCATGCAGTTTGGACGTGTGTGTCAGGTTCCTTCCCACTCTGCCGCCTTTCAGTTAATTATTGCAGCCAGGGCGCTTAATATTCCGGTTGATGATTTAATTAATCAACTTTCCATAAAGGAATCTACAGGCTTGTGCAACATTGTTGTAAGTTTTTTAGTCAGTTAGGGATAGATGGTGATACGAGGCAAGTCTTGAAAAAGGCTTGCCTTAATTTATCCCTATCGACTTCTAGCTCAGTGTTTGACTGGATGGCAGTGCCGATAGTGGAATTACCTGAATGGATTGATCTTTTGCCCAAACCGGAAGCAGGTGGCAATAATGGCTAAGATTTATCAAATGGCCTTTGAGCTTGCCGGGAAACTAGATTCCAGCTTCCAAAGCTCCTTTAAAAATGCCAATGATACCATGAGCCGCACCAGGCGTGAACTGGAAGAACTGCGGAGCATGCAGAAAAATGTTGATGCCGGATTTAAAAAGGGCGTATTGAATCAAGCTTCCTACCCCACCCCCCAGCCCCAAACCCCCAACCACACCACAAACCTAACCGGCGTACAGGGCCGACTGGTTGCAGCGCAAAACATGCAAAACGAAGCCAAGGCAGGCCGGGACAAATACGGCAATACGGCAGTCAAGGCAACGGCAGCGGCGGCGGTGGTATTTGCTAAACCGATGGCTGATGCCGTCGAGTTTGAATCGGCAATGGCAGACGTGAAAAAAGTAGTTGATTTTGATACGCCCCAGCAATTTAAAGAAATGGGCCAGGACGTTATGGTCTTATCCCAGCGCATCCCATTAGCTACAGAAGGACTTGCCGCAATTGTGGCAGCAGGCGGGCAGTCAGGCATTGCAAAAGCCGAATTAATTTCCTTTGCCGAATCTGCTGCAAAAATGGGCGTGGCCTTCGACATTACGGCAGACACAGCCGGAGAAATGATGGCGAAATGGCGCACCGCTTTTAAAATGAACCAGGCGGAAGTGGTGGAGCTTGCCGACAAGATTAATTACTTGGGCAACACTACGGCAGCTTCTGCGCCGAAAATATCCGATGTGGTCAGGCGAATCGGCCCACTGGGAGACATAGGCGGGGTCGCCAGCGGCGAAATTGCCGCCCTGGGTGCCAGTATGGTCGGAGCCGGGATTGAAACCGAAGTGGCGGCAACCGGCATTAAAAACATGATTCTGGGCTTAGTTGCCGGTGAAGGGGCCACGAAGCGGCAAGGGGAAGCCTTTGCCGCACTAGGGATTGATGCTACTGACCTAGCAAAGCGGATGCAGGTAGACGCAAAAGGCGCGATAGTGGACGTATTGAAAACCATATCCCAGTTAGAAAAGCACGAACAGGCCAGCACCTTGAAAGATTTATTCGGCTCCGAATCGTTGAGTGCGATTGCTCCCCTGCTTGGCAACCTGGACAACCTGCAAGACAACTTAGACAAAGTTGCCGACAAAGCCAAGTACACCGGAAGCATGGAGGCAGAATTTGCCGCCCGTAGCGCAACAACCGCTAACGCTATGCAGCTTACCGCCAACAGCGTAAAAAATGTAGGCATTAACTTAGGAACCGTCTTCCTGCCGACAATAAGCGAAGCTTCTACTAGTGTGGCAAATATGGCAGGCGTATTGGCAGCCTGGGCGCAGGCTAACCCGGAAACAGCAAGCACTGTAGCCACGGTTACATTGGGCACATTGGGACTAATTGCAGCAGTCGGTGCATTAGGATGGTCGTATAACCTGCTAAAAGGCAGCGTTGGCGGCGGTATTGAAGCACTAACTGGGATGCACAAATGGCTTTTTATTAACACAAGTGCGACAACCGGCTACACCAGGGCGCAGGCCATATTAAACGCTACAATGATGGGATTCCCGGCTATGTGGGTAGTAGCAGGAATTGCTGCTGTTGTGGCTGGCGGCTATTTGCTGTATAAGAATTGGGATACGGTAGTTTCCTTTATGGGTGTAGCCTGGGAAAGCCTAAAAAGCGGGGCCAAGTCAGTCTATGACTATTACGTGAACTTTTGGGCCAATCTTCCGGCGAATATCTCCTATGGCGTGGGTTATGCCATTGGGTTTATGCAAAGCCTGCCCCAGCGCACTGGCGAAGTCTTCAGCGCCACCTATGCCGCTGCTACCGGATGGGTAACGGCAACCGTAACCGATGTTAGCGCGTGGCTGTATCAACTGCCGGATAGATCGATTGCGGCAGGTATGGCCTTTATAGCCTCCATTGATACCTGGGGAGAAGGGGCCTATACTACCGTAGTCGGCTGGGTCAACCGGATACCGGATGCGGTTAGCAATGCCATATCTAACGCCGGTCAATCAGTAGCGGGCTTTTGGAACAACATTAAAACCAACTTTAGCGCCGGGCAGGCAGCAGGGGCTGGTGGTGCCGGTTTACCGGGCCATGCGGACGGCGGTATCTTTAACAAACCACATATAGCCTGGTTTGCTGAAGGTAACTCTGCCGAAGCTGCTATTCCGATTAATAACAGTAGTCGATCACTTAACCTATTGGAAAAAACCAATCAATTAATGGGGAATCCGCTAGGCGCGGGGCGCGGTGGCATAACTCTAAATGCTCCGTTTAACCCGTCCATTTCGGTAACTGGTGGCGACAGTAACACGCTGGAAAATGTTCAAAGGATGTTGGATTCTTACCGGGCCGAATACGAAAGAAGATTACAATCCATCCTGAGTGACTTTCAGCAGCAGCAGGCAAGGGTGGGATATTAATGACAACTTATACAACGGTACAGGGTGATACGTGGGATATGATTGCCTTGCAGAAAATGGGCAGCGAGTATTACCTGGATAAGTTAATGACTGCTAACCCCAAGCATATTGACACAGCAGTATTTGAGGCCGGAATCACGTTAACGATTCCGGCCATTTCTATTCCAGTAGCCGATAATTTGCCGCCCTGGAAACGGTAATGTGTTCAAATTGGACACAGAGAAAGGCAGGTGAAACATGGAAGCCAGGCGCATTGACCTGCAGTTAATTTATGAGAAAACCGATATTACCAACGACGTTTCCAAGTACATCGAAACTATTGAGTTTACCGATAATGCAAGTGGTGAATCTGATGACTTTCAGTTAGGGCTGGAAGACCGGGCCGGGCTGTGGCAAAATGCCTGGTATCCCGAAAAAGGTGCAAAAATTACCGCTAATTTAATTACCCGGAATTGGCAAGGAAAAACGGAAATTCAATTCCCTTGTGGACAATTGGAAATTGATGAAATTACACTCTCCGGGCCACCGGACAAAATAAAACTGAAAGCCCTGTCTGTGTTTGTCTCCGGCAGCATCAAAGAAGCCCGCAGCCAGGGCTGGGAATCCGTTACCATCGAGGCCATAGCCAAGGAGATTGCCGCCCGGCATGGCCTTTCTGTCAGTTATTCAGCAGCATACAATCCGGTTATTGACAGGAAAGATCAAAACGAAGAATCTGACCTGTCTTTTTTACTGCAAGTTTGCAGTGATGCCGGACTCTGCCTGAAGATCACTAACGGCACTATCATTATTTTTGATGAGGCGGAATATGAGCAGCGCGAACCGGCTTTTACCATTACTAAAAAAGATGCACTGTCCTATGGCTTTACATCCAAAACAGCCCAAATTTATAAAAGTGCGAAAGTAACCTACCGGCAGGGCAAGAAAAAGAAAACCATAAGCGGCAGCGCCACTGCCGACGATGTGGACGGTACCGGCAAGGTATTAAAAATCAATAAGAAAGTGTCTTCCATAGCCGAGGCGGAACACCTGGCAAAGAAAAAATTACGGGACAAGAACCGCAGCCAGAACACGGCAAACATTACCATCCAGTGGCGACCCGATGCGGCGGCGGGGAATATGATTGCTGTAACTGGCTTTGGCGAGTTTGACGGCGCGTATTTTATTGACCGGGCCAGGCACAGCATACGGCAAAGCAGCAGCGGTTCAACAATTGCGCTAGAATTGCACAAGAAATTGGAGGGGTATTAATGGCAGGGGAAATCCGAATCGGGACAGTTTGTGCAGTATACGACGAACGGCATACCGTCCGCGTGAAATTTGAGGATACTGGGTTAGTATCCAATGAACTAAAAGTAAAAGTCCCCTCTGCTGAAGACTTTCAATTTTACTGCCTGCCGGTAGTCGGGGCCGAAGTGGAATGTACCATGCAAAGCAACGGAAAAGAGGAGGGCTGTGTAAGCGGCGGGTTTTATTCATCTGAAAATCTGCCACCTTTTAGCGATGCGGCTATTGTCGGCTTCAAATGCGGAGAACATTTATTAACCTTCCATAAGTCCACCGGGGTATTAACGGTTAAGGCTGGCGGCGGTATTACGTTCATTGGAGATTTGACCGTACAGGGGAAAGTTACAGCCGATAAGATGGTTGCTGGTGGCATTTCACTAACAGAGCATGTACATAGTGGCGTTCAACCGGGCGGCGGCAAGACGGGAGGCCCGGCATGATCGGTTACTTAGGCGAAATTGTTTTTCAAACCTCAGACCGCAAAATCGTAAACTTCACCGACTTACGGCTGTCACTGGCCCCACGCTGGGGCAAGCATGAGCCGGTTATGACGGTGCCCAAGTCAGAATTTATTGGCCCTGGGGCGAAAAGCGTTACCTTTACGATGAACCTGAATGTTAACAACGAAATTAACCCGCGACAGCAGTATGAAAAGCTCATGGAACTAGCCAACAAGGGAACGGTATTGCCGTTCTTTTTGAAAGAAAAGCCACTGGGCAACTTTGTTATTAAGAACCTGGATATTAGCCCCAAAACAATTGATAACCAGGGCGGCATATGGAGCGGCAGCGTAGCGGTGTCATTGGAGGAATACGGGGATGACTAACCTATTTGAAATACAAGCAGATGAAAAGAAAATAAATCTGTATCCGGCTACGGAATTGGAAGAGATTATGCAAAATATCAATACCCTGCTACTGACTCCGAAATATTCCGTTCCGCTTGACCGCTCTTTCGGACTGGACATGTCTTTCGTTGACCGTCCGCCCCTGCAAGCCAGGGCCGCAATATCGGCAGATGTTTTCCAGGCTATCCAAAAGTATGAGCCACGGGTAAAAGTCGAAAAGGTGAGCTTCACCGTAGGCGGCGCGAATGGCGAAAAATTAATTCCGAAAGTGCAGGTGAGTTTAGTATGAATTTAGCAGATTTACCTGACGTGATTTTTGCAACCAAAGACCCAAAAGAAATTGAATTAAATATCTTAAAGGCGTGGGAAAGCGCAGGGGGCGAAGCAATTGCCGCAGCAGACCCCAGGCGCTTATTTTTTTTAACGGTAGCCGATATTATTGCCCGCCTTGGGGCATCCATTGACTATGCCGCCAAAATGAATCTGTTAGCCTATGCAAAAGACAATTTCCTTGACCATTTAGGAGCGCCGGTAGATACGGAACGCTTACCAGCCTCCGCAGCCCGGACGACACAGCGGTTTATCCTGTCGGCTCCGCGAGCTTCCCCCTTGGTGATCAAGCAGGGAATCCGGGTAACGAAAAACGGGACAAATGTCTATTTCCAGACGCTAGAACCGTTTACCATTCCTACCGGACAAACCCAGGCGGATATTGCCATTGAATGCCTGCAAGCGGGAACAGTGGGCAACGGCTACCTAGCCGGAGAACTCGATACCCTGGTTGACCCGATTGCCTTTGTACAGTCCGTTGCCAATATTGAAGAAACGGCAGGCGGGGCGGAAACCGAGGACGACGATAGCTACCGGGAACGCATCCATGAAGCCCCGGAAGGTTTTTCCACTGCCGGGCCAGATGGTGCCTACAGTTTTTATGCAAAATCAGCCGGAGCGGGTATAGTGGACGTTGCAGTAAGCAGCCCAGCAGAGGGAAGGGTTTTACTGACCATCTTACTAACAGGTGGACAAATACCGAACCAGGCTATTTTGGAAAAGGTTTTTGAAAAAGTAAATGACAAAAAGGTTCGCCCCTTAACCGATAAAGTAACGGTAGATGTGCCGGAAGTTGTTGACTTTAATATAAATGTTACCTGGTGGCTCCATACGGATAACTTGCTATTTAAGGAAACCATTGAAAAGAAAGTACAGGCGGCATTGGACGAATTTGTCCTATGGCAAAAGACCAAACAGGGGCGCGACATAAATCCGTCTGAGCTTAACGCCAGGCTGAAAAACGCAGGAGCAAAGCGGGTGGAAATCCTTTCGCCAAACTATCAGAAGTTAACGAAGCATCAATTGGCAGTAGCAAATATGATAACCCTTACCTATGGCGGTGCTGAGGATGGCTGATATTCAAGAGGTATCGCTGTCGAAAAGCCTAACGCCTGCCCTTGCTGCTGACTCACGCATGGTGAGTATTACCGATGCGGTAGAAAAAGAGTTATTGGAGATTGCTGCAAAACGCGCTCTGCTTTATCTATACGCCAACATTGACAACCTGCCGGAAAATGTCATTAATCTATTAGCCTGGCAGTGGCATGTGGACTTTTGGGACAATGAGTTAAGCCTAGAGCAAAAGCGGAACCTGGTGAAAAACAGTATTCGCTGGCATAGACGAAAGGGCACTCCCAGTGCTGTAGAAGAAGTTGTTTCTGCCATTTTAGAAGGGGCCATTGTGCAGGAATGGTTTGAATATGGCGGAGAGCCTTACCGCTTCCGCGTGGTCAAAATAAATGGGCAAGTGACTGCCGAAATGTATCCCAAACTAAAAAAAGCCGTGGACACGGTGAAAAATACCCGGTCATGGCTGGAAGGTGTATCGCTATCACGCAATGTGAACAGCGATATTTTTTATGGGATTATGCAAGGCACACATACCAAAGTCGACATTTTCCCTGCAGCCTTTACAATGCCGGACATTGAAGCGGCACACACTTACGGCGGATTGCTGCAAGTTCACAAAAAACAAACGTTTTGATTAAAGAGGTGATGAAATATGCCGAATTGGTCAGGTGGCATTTTAACCACGCGTGGCAAAAATCTACAGGCCAAAGTGGACGCAGGTCAAACAACCTTAACTTTTACAAAAATGAAAATCGGTTCAGGTATTTTGCCGAATGGGCAAAGCCTGGAAAGCCTAACAGAGCTTATAACCCCAAAACAAAATGTTCCTATTAGCGGCATTGTAGTAAACGGTAATATTACCACTTTGACGGCGGTAATCACAAATGCCGGTGTAACTTCCGGGTATCAAGTCCGCGAATTAGGCGTTTATGCTACAGACCCTACACTGGGTGAAATTCTATATTCTGTAACCATAGATTCTGCGCCGGATTATCTGCCGGAAGAAGGTGGAGCGGTGGCAGTATCCCAGGAGTTTAATTACAATATTGCCGTCAGCAATGCGGCAAATGTGTCGGCTATACTCAGTACCGGCGGGCTGGTAACGGTAGGCATGTTGCAGCAGCATAATCACGAAGGTACGGGTACTAATGGGCCGAGGCTTGGCAGCAGTGCTTTACTTGATGGCGCTGCTACTGATTTAGTAATAGGCAATCGCATCATAACTGATACCGTTACTGCAGCGGCAGGGCCTGATACACCAACGAACCTTTGGAGTAAGCTAGGTAATATGATTAAGCAAATTACTGGCAAAACAGCTTGGTGGACTCCTCCTGCAACAACGCTAGAAGTCGCCAACACCCACATAACCGCGGAAACCGGCGCACATGCGGCAAGTGCAATATCCTTAACGCCTACCGGGGATGTGTCGGCGAATACCGTACAAGCGGGGATAGCGGAGATAGCCACAGAGAAGTTGGCGGCAGCACACTCTTTAGTGGCGGGAACAGTATACAAATATCGTGATTTAGCAGCGTTTGACAGTAGTGCATCGCTTACTGGCACCATCCAAATACTTTTACCCGTTTCCTGGTTAAGCACAATGATGACACTAGAAGCAGAAGGGTTTAACAATAACCCTCCCGGCAAGTGGTCAGTTTTTCTGAGTGGATACGCACACTCATCAAGCAGTGCGTGGCTATACTCTTCTGCGACGTTATCCCCGTTTTGCCCATTTTCCTCCGTAAGGTTTGCGTATGACTCAGTGGCCGCCAAACCTTGTATGCTATTAGGTACAACCACCACAACGTGGAATAATCCCAAGATATTACTAAAAGAAGTGCTTACCGGTTTAGGAAGTGTAGCGTCATACGGTAGTGGGTGGAGTATCAACCTATTAACAGCGGAGACTAATATAACAGGAATAGTTACGCCTTCCACAAAAACACTCGCCACGGTGGAGAGCACAGCCCCTAGAGGTTACGGCCTGGGGGAAAATACTACCCGTGTATCTGACGCTAACCTTGCAATTTTATGCGGATTTTACAGCGTAGCGGGGGCTGCTGCTGGTGGATCGAACATACCACCCGGAACAGGGGCTTATGATTCTTTCCTGTTTGTGGAGACTATAAATAGTACAAATATAAAACAAACTCTATTCAATAGGAGTAATGCGAGTGTATATGTGCGCCATTACCGAGACGGCGTTTGGCAAGCATGGAATCAAATACCTACTATGGACTTAGTGGCCCCTTCTGGTTATGGTCTGGGAACTGCTGCTACATTGGCCTCCGGTGACTGGAATAATTACCTGACTACCGGGTTTTTCCGCGGCGCTTACCTAGCTAACTCCCCTCCGCCTACAGCGCAATATTTTGTTATGGTAATGAGGCACGACGATAACTATATAACGCAAGAGGCTTGGTCATTCGCAGGAACGGTAGGGCTTAAATACTTCCGTACCAAAGCGTCAGGGATATGGTCAGCATGGAACCAAATAACCACAAATGACACGATAGGCCACCTGGGCGACGTAAAATTTACACTGTCCTCCACACCGCCTCCAGGATGGTTAAAAGCCAACGGGGCCGCAGTAAGCCGCACGACGTATGCAGCGTTATTTGCGGCAATGGGAACGGTTTTCGGGGCTGGTGATGGCAGCACGACCTTTAATTTGCCCGATTTACGCGGGGAATTTATTAGGGGCTGGGACGACGGCAGAAATATAGATGTCGGACGTACACTTGGCAGCAGCCAACTCGATGCACTGCAAAATATTACTGGTAACATCAGCGCGCAAGTTGGTGGTGCAGATATGGGTGGCAATGGTGCTTTTGGTGCAAATAATTCCGGTAATATAACAAAAGTTGGTCTTAATACCGGTGTAGCTGGCAGTACAACAGGTATTAAATTCGATGCGTCTTTTGTGGTTAGAACAGCAACAGAAACACGCCCGCGCAACGTTGCATTGCTGGCTTGTATTAAATATTAGGAGGCGCAAATATGGGAAATGAAATCTTAAAGGAAGAAATACCGGAGACAGAACCGCAATATAAAACGGTCTACCAAATAGCTGCTGACGGTGCTTACATGGGCACAGTAATATTGTCCGATATTACAGGGGATATTAGCCCCTTAGACGGTGTTTGGCTGATTCCGGGAGGATGCACAGAAGTAGAACCACCCGAAATACCGGAAGGGAAAGCGGCTTATTATACTAATGGTGCTTGGCAATTGCAGGACATACCGGAGCCTGAAAAGGAACCAGAGCCAACGCTGGAGGAATTAAAGGCCCGCAGATGGGCTGTAATAAAAAATATCAGGGACCGCTTGGAGCAGTCTGGCGTGCCTTACCTTGGGAAAACATTGGACTCTGATACTGTGAGCGTCCAGCGTATTGCCATAGCCGTACAGGCAGCGCAGGCCGCTATAGCTGCCAATCAACCATTTGAGTTAGCTTGGACTATGCAGGATAATACAGCAGTGGAAATGGATACAACGCAGGTAGTCGGTATGTCAGTTGCCCTGGCCCAGTATTCGGATGATTTGCATCAGATAGCCAGGGCGCTACGAGAGCAGATAGAAGCTGCTGAAACAGCAGAATCGCTGGAGGCTATTATATGGCCCGAATAATTGCATATCTTAACGCACACATAGATAAAGTCGCTCACTTTGGGGGCGGCTTTTTCCTTTGCGTTAACCTGGCTGTATGGCTGGCATTGGTAATAAATCCGCTACTGGCAAATATCTTAGCCTGGCTGATAACCGGCAGCATAGGCCGCTTAAAGGAGCAATGGGATAGAGATTCCGGCAAGGGTACACCGGATAAATGGGATTTTTGGTTAACGGTTATAGGTAGCACATGGGGAGCAGTGTTAATGTTTATTAAATAGTTGGAGGCGGGAAAGTTGGAAGAGATTTTTAGCAATGTATTTAAAGCGGCAAAAGGGGCTGTACAGTCCTTAGGGGACATAGCATTAGTAAAAATGGGGGTGGCTGGATTGTTGGCAGTAATATTCAGTAGTCACGGTACCGCACTTATGGCGTTTGTGGTGCTGATTCTGATTGATCTAGCTACAAAATGGCTGTCGCTAACTTACAAATACTTGATTGACCAGGGCGTGTGCCAAGAAAAGGCCGGGCTATGGCAATGCGCTCTAAATATGGCTAATGCTTTTAATCAGAAATACATCACGTCAGAAATGATGAAAACGAAGTTTGCCGGAAAGATCATTTTGTATATGGTGTTAGTGACGGCGGTTGTACATGTTGATTTTATGGTAGGCGGGGAAGGGATATTCCTAAAAGCAGCCTGGTACTATCTTGCCGCAACTGAAGCAGTAAGCATTATAGAGAATTTACGCGATGCCGGAGTCCAGAGTCTTGACCCGCTGCTAGCGTTTATCCGGTCTAAGTTGGGAGGGCTGAAATAATGAGCGGGAATGCACCACCCGGACGATGGGAAATACCTTTAATTCTCCTAATGCTTGCATGGGACTATGTAAAATATAAAGCCGCCTCGGCATGGCGGCGGATTACAGGGAGGAAACAATAAAATGACACCTGAAGAGTTTATCCAATGGCTTGCACCTGACGCAGTAGAACAGTGCAAGCCTTATAATTTGCCGCCCAGCGTGGTAATTGCCCAGGCGGCACTGGAAAGCGGCTGGGGTAAATACACCATAGGCGAATATAACTTATTCGGGCGCAAGTGGGGCGGCTGGGGTCGGTACATTACACACCAAACAGAGGAATGTTATAGCGGTGTATATCAAACCGAATACGCCAAATTCCAAGACTATGACAGCCTTTTACAAGCACTAGATGACTGGTGCATACTTATCACCCAGGAGCCTATATACTTACCAGCATGGGGCATATGGTGCGCTACAGGGGATGTAGAGCAGTTTGTTTATGCTCTTGGCCCCGTTTACGCTACAGACCCGGAATATGCACAAAAGGTAATGGCGACAATCCGGGCAAACGATTTAACGAAATATGATTGGAGGGGTATAGGTGAGCGTAGAATCTGAATTAGCAAAAAGAGCCGTGGAGAAAATTGCTCCCGGCTCTTCTAAATATTCGCGGTATATCATTATAGGGGTATTGCTCCTGCTGATAATTGCAGGCTGCACTGCCTATTATTTTTACCATAAGCATACAGCCGCAACAACAAAGCTTCATGAAGCTGTGACACTTACCGAACAGCAGGCCACCAATATTAATTATTTGCAAAATGAGCTAAACATGAGCAAACAAAATGCTGAAGCCCTGGCCGCGGAAGTTGAAAAGGCCAAAACTGGCAAGGTGCAGCCGGTAGTTAGTTTTAGCGTGCAGGCTTCTACGGTACAAGAGGCGGCAGAAACTGTAAAAGACCGCATAAACGCCAAAGACCCCACATTACCACCGGCAGCACTAGCCGACACCGATCGAACGCTAAGTGTCCCGCAACAGGTTAAGCATCCGGACGGTAGTCAATCCTGGCAAGTAGGAGTATACAAGGTAAATAACTATACTAACTGGTATTTAGGCGCGGGCCTGGGCTGGCATAAGGGAGATTTTTATATTCCTGTAGCTGCACAGCGTAACTTTAGTAAGGATGCAGCTATAGAGGCCCAGGCGCACATAAACCCGGCTGGTATTAAGGATATAAACGGCGGTCAGGTAATGTATAAGCGTGCAGTAAATAAATTGTTCTTTGGAGTGTTTTAGGCATTGCCCTCGCTTGGCGGGGGTTTTTTATTTTTGTGGCGTTACGAAATGAAAGTAAAAATAAGTATGTTATGTACAGCTAATTTTGCAGCAATTAGTTTAACAAGTTGTACGGATAAAGGATAGAAATAAAAAACCGCCATGTGGTGGCGGTAAAGGACGGAATATGAGCTTCATAATTAAATTCATTCTAGGATTTATTATTTTGTACCCAATTGCCAATATGGTTGTTCGGTTTTGGTTAAAATAATGAGGAGAAGAAAGATGAAATAGATTGCCATATTTTTTGAAAAAAAGCAAATATCTCAGTCAATGCATAAATTATAAAATAAATAACACCGATTAGGCAGAATAAGAGCATAAAAAAGAAAAGGATTTTAAGTATAATAGAACAAGTTTCGTGTATGGCAGGAGAAAGTTGATAGTTGCGGTATTTATAACTGAAACTTCTAGTTGGCAATCCCAGGTGTTTTCTTAAGGAATCGAAAGTAGTGGATACTTTAAAACTCAATTCATTAAATAATTCATGACGAACCTCAGCATTGTCTGTTTCCAAGTTTAAATATTCTTTTAAGGTTTTGACGAGATGAATAATATCTGGATCAACGTATTCATAATGGGCATCAATAATCTTATTTAATTCGTCCACATAAAAAAGAGTAGTCTCTTTGTCGATTTTTTTGTAAAAATCTTTCTCTAGCAATTTAAACATAGGAAGATAAACGTTTTTAAGTTGCTCCTTATATATAGGGACTTTAATTTCTGGATGTAGTTTTAGCTTAGCTATTTTATAAGCGCCATATGTAGCTATTATTGTACAAATCAATTGAATATTTATCGTTATATCTTCCATGTTGTTCACCCTTCTGACTTTTATTGATAAAGCTTATTTTCGACGTAAAATGTATGATTCCTATGATTAAAAGTAGTGAGCGTTTTGATCATTGCCCGATGGCTTCGGCTGCCAGGCTTTTTTTATTTTCCCGTTCTGAATAGGCAAAGCCGATAAATGCATATGATGTAATATAAGACTAGCCCTGTTAGAAAAGGAGGAATGCAAAATGAGATCTTTTAAAATTGTTTACTTGGATCATGATCAGAAGAGATTTGGAATTTCAGAAACAATGTTTAGTGATACCGAAACAATAAATAGAACCTGTGAAATGCAGAAAAAAGGGCAAAATGTGAGTATTTTCTCCATCGACCCCGATAAAAGTATTATACCAATACGGGGGTTTACTTTTGATCCTAATCTAAAATGGTAA